AAATTTTAAATCATCGTCTGGGGACATTAATTTTTACAATTCAGAACTTTCAGTTGGAAACCATCAAATTGCAAATCTTATTAATAACCCATTAGAGATAAATGCCAGAGAAATTAGAATAGGGTTGGGTTCAACAGTCTTGTCATCTAACCTCACACCGGGAAACAGAATAACTCAAGTCAATTCTACGGGTAAAGGTATTTACGTTGGCTTTGCCGGTTCAGCTACCTCTACTCTTAATGTTATTAATTCTGGCATAGGTTATACGCCCTCAATGGGTTCATTCACATTTAATAATGTGCCTCTAATATCTTTAACTGGAAATGGTAGAAATGCAACTGCAAATATTACGGTTTTGAATGGTTCTGTTAGTTCAATTGGTGCAACAATTAGCACAGGAGGAAATGGGTATTTAATTGGAGATGTTTTAACTGCACCACAAATTGGCGCATCTAGCCTAGGATTAAATTTACAACTTTCGGTTCAAAATGTTGCAGGAATAAATGAACTCATAGTTAATAATGTTCAAGGGGAATTCTCATCTGGCGATTCTTCTAAAACTTTAACTTATGTTAACAACTCTGGTATAACCAGTGATATTTATTTTTCACATTTATCAAAAGCATTCCCCAATAGCTTGGTAACAAATAAAAATGGTGAACATATTAAAGTAAATCATAAAAACCATGGAATGCACTCTAGCGTTAATAAGGTAGTATTAAGAAATGTTTCTAGTGATGTAAATGTTACAAAATTAACCGCTGATTATTCAAATACTGCAACAGGCAATATTGCGATTCAGGATTCATCTGATTTTACTATATTTGAAAACGTAACTGTATCTGCAGCTAATCCTGGCTATATTCTAATAGGACAGGAAATCATAGCTTATACGGGCATTTCGGGTAATAATTTAACCGGCATTACTCGTCAAATTGATCAAACTTTAGCAGGCTATTATTCAATGCACACTACAGTAATGAAGTATGAGTTGAATGGCGTCTCTTTGCGAAGAATTAATAAAGAACACACTCTCAGCGATTCAACTGAAACAAATTCAATTGGTTTAGATTATTATAAAATTAAAATAAATTTTACAAATACCACAAATAATCCAAATTTACCACAAGGAATATCCGATAGGAGTTCAGGATCACCTTTAGGGCGACTTTTCTTTAATCAGGAAAAATCAACTGGCGGAACCACCATTCAGGCCACTCAAAATATTGCCTTTGAGATAGTTCATCCTCTGGTTGATGCCATCGTTTTACCACAAACAAATCTGTCTTCAAAATTAAGGACTATAACTGGAACGAGCATTAGTGGTGGGGAATTATCATATGTTGATTCCGGGTTTACTGAAATCAGTTTAAATGAAAATAATTTTCTAAACTCCACACGAATTGTGGCAGCCAAAGTTAACGAGAAACAGAATTTAAATTCACTTATTGGAAACAAATCGTTAACGCTCAACATGGAATTAAATACACAAAATTCTTATGTGTCACCCGCGATTGACCTTCAAAGAGTTGCAATGAGCTTTACCACTAATAGAGTTGACAATTTAATTACCGATTTTGCTCTAGACGACCGTGTTTCTACTCTAAAGGGCGATCCATCAGCTTTTGTTTATGCAAATATTCCAATTGAGCTTGAACTACCGGCAAATGCAATTAAAATTTACTTAACCGGACATATTAACGTATTCAGTGAAATCAAATGTTTATATTCAGTATCAAATACCAAAGATGCAGCCTTAGTTTATTTCCCTTTCCCTGGTTACGATAATATAAACTCATTCAATAAAACCATTGACTCATCTAAAAATAGTGGTTTATCTGACTCTAAAATAGTTAAAGATGACGCTCTAGGATTTGAAGGTTCCAAAGTTAATTACAGGGAATACACATTTACGGTTGATAATTTACCGTCATTTAGGTATTATAGCATTAAATTAGTTGGGACCTCAACTAATCAGGCGTATCCACCGAGAATTAAAAATCTACGAGTTGTTGCCCTAGCTGGCTCTTATTAATGAAACACACTAAAATAGATGGCCACCCGGATTTAATTCGGGATGTAAAAACTAATGCGGTATTAAATAACAACAAAAGCGAGTATGAAAAATACTTAATATCGGCGCAAATTAAAAAACTTCAAAAAAATAAAGTTGAAAAAATTGAAGAAGAACTTGATACCCTAAAAGAAGATATGGCCGAAATAAAAGATATTCTAAAAACGGTCTTAGGTAAATTTCAATAACCTTTATACATAGTAGTAGTGCTTAATCTAAAATAAATAATGGCTAAACCTGCTTCTCGTCAACAACTAATTGATTATTGTTTGCGCCAATTGGGTGCTCCGGTGATAAACATTGCTATTGCAGATGAACAGCTAGATGATTTAATTGATGATGCTTTACAGTTGTTTCAAGAGCGTCATTTTGATGGTGTTATGCAAACATACCTCAAATATCAGATAAGACAAGAAGATATTGATAGATCTAAAGGACCGGTTGGGATTGCAACAACTTCAATTGATGGTTATAATTTTTCCGAGACTGCAAATTATATCAAGATTCCTCCCCATGTAATTGGAGTCAATAAAATATTTAATTTCTCTATGGGGAGTACACTCTCTAGTGGTCTTTTCAATATTAAATACCAGCTATTTTTGAATGATTTATATTACTGGGGTTCAATGGAACTCCTTTCATATACAATGGTTCAAAGGTATCTTGAAGATATTAACTGGATTTTAAATCCCGAGAAAGTTGTTAGGTTTAATAAAAGAGGAGATAAATTGTATATTGATATGAATTGGTCTGATGTTGAGGTTGGAAATTATATTGTTATTGATTGCTATAGAGCAATGGATCCTTCGGAATCGGATAAGGTGTGGAATGATTCATTTCTTAAACGTTATGCCACGGCTATTATTAAGCGTCAATGGGGGCAAAACTTAATTAAGTATCAAGGAATGAAACTTCCCGGTGGCGTGGAATTTAATGGTCGTCAAATTTACGATGATGCTCAAAGAGAGATTGTTCACATAGAAGAAAGAATGACCTACGATTATGAAATGCCCCCCTTTGATTTAATTGGATAATTATGCTCAATCCATTTTTTCATAACGATTCAAAGGTAGAACAGGGATTTCTTCAGGATTTAATTAATGAGTCCATTAAAATCTATGGTGTAGATGTTTTCTATCTTCCGAGATTTTACCTCACTAAAAAGCGGGTGATTCGCGAGGTTATTGAATCTGAATTTAATAATGCTTATCCTATAGAGGCATATGTTGAAACTTATGATGGTTATGAGGGTGCTGGTACATTAATGACTAAATTCGGCATCCAGCCGATGAATGACCTAACTATTACAATCTCCAGAGAACGATTTGAGACCTATATTGCACCATTAATAAAAAGACTTCCAAATGTTGAGTTGTCAACCCGACCCAAAGAAGGAGATTTAATATATTTTCCATTGGGAGATAGAATCTTTGAGATTAAATTTGTTGAACACGAAAAGCCTTTTTATCAGTTAGGAAAAACATATACATATAGCCTCAATTGTGAGCTATTTCGTTATCAAAATGAGGTTATTGATACGAGCATTGATATTATTGATGATAATGTTGAGGATGAGGGATTTATTCAATCTTATGTGATGGTTGGATCGGGTTCAAGCGCAATAGCAACGGCAAATGTAGTAAATGGTGGAGTCAGATTTGTGACAATGTTAAACCGTGGATATGGATTTACTACTGCACCAACTGTAACATTTAGTACAGCCCCAGCTAATGGCCAAACCGCAACAGGTGTTGCCGAAATGATTGGAGGTATTGTTGACATATGTGGCCCAGATCCAGATAAATTAAGAGTCCAGGCAGTTAATATAACAAATTCGGGATTTGGATATACTACGCCACCTTCTGTGATATTTAATGGGGGTGGAGGTTCTGGAGTTGAGGCATTAGCATCATTGGGTAATGGTGTTCTTAATTCTATTAATATTTCAGATGGTGGAAGTGGATATGTTGGAATAGTTACAGTTTCATTCGTTGGAATTTCTTCACAGCCAGCAGTAGCACGAGCGGTAGTTAAAAATGGTTCCATTGAATCAATTCAGTTAGTAAATTCTGGTCTAGGTTATACCACTGCACCTATAGTTACAATATCAGATCCAGTATTTGTTGGTTACGGAACTTACATATACAACGAAGTTGTTGCTGGTAGTGCATCTAGTATAACTGCAAGAGTCAAGAGTTGGGATATGCCTTCAGGTATTCTACAATTATCTAATCCAACTGGAACTTTTGGCCAGGGCGAGACGATAATTGGCCAAGAAAGTGGTGCCACTTATAAAATTGAGATCCCAAGTTATGGCGATAATATTGAGGATACATATGCAGATAACATAAATATTGAAGAAGAATCTAAGAATATAATTGATTATACAATTAAAAATCCATTCGGTGAATTCTAATGTTTGAATATTTCTACAACGAATCCATCCGTAAAGCTGTTATAATTTTCGGATCACTCTTTAATAATATTCAGATACAGCAAAAAAATAAGGAAGGTAGAATTTTCTTCAAAGGAAAGGTTCCAATTGCATATGGACCAACTCAAAAGTTTCTAGCCAGATTAAGAGAAGTACCAGATCTCAATAAGCCTATTCAAATTACACTACCCAGGATGTCATATGAAATGATTGGTATAAGTTATGATCCCACTAGGAAAGTAACCACAACCACTTCCTTTTGTGCTAAGGACATTAACAACAATGCAATGAGAATGACATTTATGCCAGCTCCATATAATATTAACTTTGAGCTGAGCATAATGACACAACATAGTGATGATATGCTCCAAATTGTTGAGCAGATTCTACCTTATTTTCAACCAAACTTAAAGGTTAGTGTTACACTACTAGATTCAATAGCAGAGAAAAGGGACTTAGATATTGTTTTAGATAATATCTCAACCTCCGACACATATGAGGGAGATTTTAGAGAAAGACGAGCCCTCATTTATACTTTAAAGTTTACAGTAAAAACTTATATTTTTGGTCCAGTTTCATCTAAATCATTAGACTCTCAAATTATCAAGAAAGTTTCTATTGGTCTTGTTGCCGGTGAATTATCTACAGCACCAACACGGGATGCAGTTTTAGAGAGTACCCCCAGAGCAATTCAAAATTATACAGGTATCGTTGAAACAACCCTAACAAAAGAAGTTTCCGCAACCGATACGGTTATTGAGGTTGCAAATTCCAGTAATATAGTTGTAAATTCCTATATTGACATTGGTGATGAAGAATTACTGGTTGAAAGTAAAGATAATAATAAAATAAGAGTTAAGCGTGGTCAAGATAAAACTAAAATAAAGGTTCACCCAAATGGTTCTGAGGTTAAAAGAATTACTATAGAAGACAATTCTCTAATACCTTATGATGATAGTTTTGGATTTACATTTAATAATATTTGAGGAGCATAAACAATGACTAGAACACAAAAATTTACCAAATTGAATGATACCTTCAATATAGCAAATACCGTTGATGTTGATGTAGAGATCGTCAAAGCTGAGCCCGTTGCAAAGCCAATAGTTAATGATGTTGAAACTGATTATAAGTATTCTAGAGAAAATTATTACACTATTATAGAAAAGGGTCAAGAGGCTATTCAAAATGCGCTAGAACTAGCTCAAGAACTTGATACCGCCAGGGGCTATGAGGTTGTTGGCCATCTTATTAAGAGTGTTTCAGATGCTGCTGACAAATTGATCAATCTACAACAAAAAATGAAGGATATTGAAGACACTAGACCCAAAGGCCCATCAAGTGTTACTACAAATAATGTAGTATTTACCGGAACTACTGCAGAAGCATTAAAGCTAATAAAGAAACAATTTAGCGAAGAAACATAAATACTAAAAAGTTCTCTAATACTCAAATTAAATGAAGAAAGATACAGAAGGATATATGTCTAATGTTGAATTAGAAACGATTGAGAAAAATATTAGACTATTAAAATCCAAAATTAAGTCCAAAGATCAACAAATTCCCGCCTGGATTCAATCCAAAATTACCAGAGCAGCAGATTATACAACCGATGCCGCTCAATATATGAATACAGGTGGACCCATAGAGGAATCCTCCTTTAAAATTAATCCAGAAGAACATAAAAACTCCAAACCCAAGCCAGGTACAAAGGCGGTCAGAAATATTCCAACAAGTAAGCTATC